TGGGCGGCCTGTGCGAGAAGTTCGTGTCGCCCGGTCGCCGCAGTGTGCCCGACCGGTTGGTGACACTCCCCGGCGGCAGGGTCATTTTTGTTGAATTGAAGGCACCCGGCAACAAGCCGACCGAGGCGCAGCGTCGTGACCATGAGCGCCGTCGCGCGCTGGGCTGCGAGGTGCGGGTGATCGATAATATGGACGATGCGCATGCTTTCCCGCACTGACTTGCACGACTATCAGAAACGAGCTGTTGATTTCATTATCAAAAAACAACGCTGCGGCCTGTTCCTCTCCATGGGATTAGGCAAGACCTCCTCTGCTCTGACGGCAATCCTAGACCTCACAAACTCATGCGTCGTGAACAAGGCTCTGGTCGTCGCGCCGCTGCGCGTCGCCAACAGCGTCTGGGCGCAGGAGGCTCTGAAGTGGCGGCACCTGAAGCACTTGCGCGTCAGCGTCTGCACCGGCAGTGCCAAGCAGCGCCTTGCGGCGCTCCAGACCGAGGCCGATGTCTACGTGATCAATCGCGAGAACGTGGACTGGCTGGTGGACTTCTATAAGACCAAGTGGCCTTTCGACATGGTTGTCGTAGACGAAAGTTCATCTTTCAAAAACCCATCATCCAAGCGGTTTCGTGCTTTGCGCAAAATTCTTCCTTATACGAATTACATGGTTCTTTTGACAGGCACACCATCACCTAACGGGCTTATTGATATATGGGCGCAAATGTATTTGATTGATTTTGGGCAGGCGTTAGGGCGAACGATGACCGGTTATAAACAAAGGTTTTTCGACAGTGACTACATGGGCTACAAATGGTCGTTGCGTGAAGGTTCTGCGCAAAAAATACATGATCTGATGTCGCCTCATGTAATTCATATGAGCGCAAATGATTATCTGGATCTTCCTGATCGCATTGATTTGATCGAGCGTGTTGAAATGTCCGCAACGGCTCTATCGGCTTACAAAGTATTCGAGAAAAGCTTGTTGGCGGAACTGCCAGATGGCGAAGTTGTGGAGGCGATGACAGCGGCGGTTTTAGCCAACAAGCTCTTACAATACGCCAATGGCGGGATGTACATTGATGAGAACCACAACTGGTCAGAAATCCACGCCGAGAAACTTGATCGACTCGCCGAGATCATTGAGGACAATCCGAACGAGAACTTGCTAGTCGCCTATAATTATCAATTTGATTTGGAACGTCTTATGAAAAGATTTCCGCACGCCCGTATTCTTGATAAAAAACAAGAAACAATTGATGCATGGAATAAAGGTGAAATTAAACTTTTGTTGGCTCACCCAGCTTCCGCTGGACATGGACTCAACATTCAACTTGGAGGAAATATCATTATATGGTTTGGCCTAAACTGGTCTCTTGAACTTTATCAACAGTTCAACGCTCGCTTACATAGACAGGGGCAATTAAAAACTGTTCGTGTTGTCCACATTGTATCGAGAAATACGATAGACGAACGTGTCTTAACTATATTAAATGCAAAGGACAAGGTTCAGAATGCTCTTCTCAATGCCTTGAAACCCGATCTTCAAACTTGACAAACTTATATCAGTCAAATAAAAGTTTTTGACTGATTAGATACGGAGAAAATATGCGATACGTTTTAACTTTGAACATGCCAGTCAGAGCTAAAAATCCGGGGGATTCTCCGCAATTAGTGCATCAGATCATGTGCGAATACCCGGCAAAAGACGAAACTGAATTTTTGAATTGTCTCAACGACAATGCTTTTATTGTCGTTGAGGAACTATATCGCGACCTCGAAAGAGGCGGGTATTTCCCGATCGGCATGGTTGTCTTGAATACGAATATGATCGGGAAAGTTAAGCAGATGACCAACAGCAACAAAGTAGAAGGAGCCCGCGAAAAACACAGATCGTAAATTGAATAATGAAATCAAGACAAAACAAGGAGAAATGGAATGAAAGTAGCAGTCAAAATCAACCGTCACACCGATATCATCAAGCGAAAGGTTACACTGTGCGGAACAAAAGCGATAATGTTCGACAGGTACGCGGGCGACAACAAGACTCAACTGGAGCCGCATCAGAAACTCTACCTTCAACCTTCGGAAGGGTTTCCCGTTATTGGACTTCCGGCGATGAACATTATGTCGTTTTTGTCGGCCCACAACACCAACAGCGCGCCGAAGCGGTTGAGGGACAAAAGGCAATACAAGGACATCGCAAACGGCTGCCTAAGCTTCGTTGACATCGAGCAGACTTTTATTCCGTTTACACGGAATGGTGAAGTTCTTCGATTCGGCGGCTTCAAAGATGATACCGACGAAGTGTCTGGAGCTTACGTTCACAGGTCTGTCGCTCGGCTGGATAAGGGTATCCCTAATCCAAAGGCTCGGCCCGTTATTCCCGCGCCATGGGAATTGAGCTTCGATTTGACCCTTTTTCCGAACAAGGAAGTGCAGGAACAGGAAATCTACAATCTTTTCGAAGATGGTGGGCGCGCACTTGGGCTTGGGACGTATCGCGGCGTCTTCGGGAAGTTTTACGTCAAGTCTTGGGAATAATTAGTTCTGCATGGCGGCGCTAGTCGTCGCCATGCTTTCTGGGCAAGGCTGGGCAAGGCCGGGCGCGGCTCGGCGGGGCGTGGCGAGGCGGGGCGAGGTTTCATTAGTCCCTTTTCTGCACGGCACGGCGGGGCTCGGCTGGGCATGGCGAGGCAAGGTTTCATTAGTCCCTTTTCTGCATGGCGAGGCTGGGCTAGGCGAGGCTGGGTGGGGCGTGGCCGGGCTGGGCAAGGCGAGGCGGGGCGAGGCGAGGTTAACAACTACAGGAGAAGTAAAATGAACCACAAAGAAGCACTACAGACAGCAGCAGGGTTGATATCGGAACGTGGCAAGGAATATGGGCCAGAGGACGCATGTTTCGAGCGGTCTGCGCAATTGGCAAGCATCGTACTCAACAAGTCGATCAGCAAATATGATGTCGCCATGATTTTGGGGCTCAATAAAATGGCCCGGTTGCAGGAGTCTCGCACGAAAGAAGATCACTACGTTGACGCGATCAACTACTTGGCTTTCGCAGTTCAGTTTGCAGAGCAGCCAGAATCTATCGAGACTGCCGTTGAGGATGACATAAAGATGATGGCAACACGCCTGTCGCCAAATTACTTCGACCGCAAAGATGAAGCGTGACACAATATACGCTGCCGCCACATTTGTGATTATCATTGTGGCGGTGGCGTTTATAGTAAGGATAATGGGATGAAATTGACCGCTCAATAAGTGGGCGTCATGGAGGCAGTGATGGTTAATATTGTGGCCTACCGCAATTCGATCTTTTGCGACCGTGAAGATGCGGCTGTTGTCCTGAATGAAGATATCTGCATCGACAAATTTCAGAAAACGCTTGAGGCGATTGCCGCCCCTGCGCAGCAACCAGCGGAGTAATAGCGATGAACACAGCCGAACGCCTGCGCGAAATCATATCACACCTTAGTTGTGGCATACGGCAATCATTGCCGAGCGATGATCAAATTATCATAGGCCACATGCGAGACGCGCTTCGCGAAGCATCCGAGGCGCTTGATGAATTAAAGCATGATCCAAACGTCGAGACCATCAGCACACAATTCTGGTCGCATTACTGCGTTCCAAACCGCAACACTATCGAGACCGAATGCGGCCAGCCCTGCAATTGGTGCGATGTGAACGAGCGCACGGCGATGCCGCTTGTGTCGCTGCCGACGCCAGATCGGGTTTGGCATAGGGCTTATGCCGAAAACGGAAGCCCGCAAGATTTAGCTGATTACATCAAGCTTTATGGAGGCGAGAAATGATCCCGGTCAAACTTTGGTTTGCGGTGTTTTGCGCCTGCGTTGTCGCTGTTGCGCTCGTCGGAGCATGACCATGAATCTAGACAATCTATGGAAACAACAAAAGACATTGTACGATGCAGCAGTTAGGCTATTTGGCCCTAACAGCAATCTCGCCAAGCGCCGATGGTCAGACCTTTTATCGACAACTAACCGCATATTGCGCCGTGACAACCGGGAAGGAAAAGCAGCATGAGCAACACAACATCACGCTCCTTAGTTTCTCATTAGACGCGACAAGCGATTATAGAACTCCGTCTCGCTTCGCCTTCTCACGTTTATTAAATCGAACATCAACTCAACAGGCCAATATAGAGGCTCGCGCGGGTCAAGTCCTAAGTATTGAGACATTTGCCACATTTCTTTATCTGGCAATTTCACAATATGCCTTGATGATTGACCCTGCGCCCGGTGGTAGCCCCCAGCC